GACGATCGGCCTGGAACAGGATTTGGCTCTGATAGCTGCCATCCGGCTGATTCTCGATGCCGATGCCCATACCTGCCGCGTAGTACTGCCCATTGGCTGCGATCTGGAGCTTCAGGCTGTACGAGACGCTGATCTTGCCCTCCATGTCGACCAGCGCCTGGAACGTCTCCTGCCCCATCGCCTGGGTTTCGCCTACCGCGGCCTCCACCGTGTCGGTGCGCTTGGACATGGCGTAGTCGTCCATCGCGGCCACAGCCTGAACGGTCATCACACCGGCATAGGCGTTGGTGTCGCCCGCACCACCATCCGTGTCACCTGCGCCACGTGCGTCCACCTGGGCGAACAGCCCGTCGACCTTCTGGCCTTGTGCAATTACCTTGCCATCGAGTTCGCCGATATCCATCTCGACACGCTCCATGCGGCCAACCAGCGCCCCGGCCTCCGACAGCGCATCACCCACGTTCTCCCACTTGGTGCCAGGCGGCTCTTCGTTCCCCGCCTCAGGGTCAGCCCAAAGCCAGATCTTCCCGTTGTGCACCACGGTCTGTCCGGGCTCGTAGATGCCCTCCTCGCTCCAGATCAACGGGATAAGGCCACTAGTGCTTTCGATCTTCGCCAGTAGATCCTGGCCCAGCGAACTCTCCGTAATCTTGCCCCTGAAGTACTCTTCGTACTCGCCAACGTCCGTGCTGGCCTCACCCACTACGCCTACGCCCGTTGGATACCACGGGCCAATGTTCCCGGTCCGGTCCACCAGTCGTGCCCAGAAGTAGAAGCGCGCGCCGGCGGCCAGGCCATCCAACTGAAGGCGGTTCTGTGGGTAGGCGTAGTCACCCAGCTTCACCGCCGCCTCGAGATTCGGACCTGTGCTGCGCCAGATCTCAGTGCGCTGGGTGTCCGTCGCGCCTGGCGGAAACGCCCAGACCAGCCGGATACCGAACACAATCGGCGTCGCGGTCAGCGAAGTGACTGCCGGCGGCGGCTCGGTCTTGCCACGGATGTCGGTCAGCATGCTCGTCGCTGGGATCGACACCGCATTCAGGGCATTCACCGCTCGGACCCGCGCCAGATACTGCCCGGCGTAGATGCCCGGCACATCGATGCTTGTCGTGCCTACTCGCCCAGCACGCACCCAGTTCAGGTCGTCACGCTGCCATTCCACGTCGTAAGCGATGGCCTTGTCTGCCGCGTCCCACTGGATTGTCAGCGTGGGCGTGGCAATGCCCTGGTCGATCACCACGTGCGAGGACAGGGCCACATTGGTCGGCGGCGGCTGCACGCTGGGCGGAATGATGCTGATCGGCGGCAGCTCCAGGCGCGTGCCGTCATCGATCGCCGCATACTTCCCTGGGACGTGCTTCAGGCCCGTGATGTTGTAGGTGAGATCCTCGCCCTCAGCCACACCGACGACCCGGAAGAGCTGCAGCGCCAGCTCGCTGGACTCTGTCGCCCAGATGGACTGGTCCACGGGAATGGCTGACCACGGGGCCGCAACGGTCACCACACCGCCGACACGGTCAACGCCCGTGATGGTCCTGCCTTCAATCTTCCCGCTGGGAAGGGTCGCATGCAGCAGATCTCCCGGGGCCATTTCATCGGGGATGCGGTCGAGCGTCAGGCTTTCGGCTGCAGCGGTGCGCACGCGGCCGCCGTTGCGCCGGCCTGAACGGTTGGGGTCCGAAACCTGGATCACATCGCCCGGCATGCAGTTCAGGGCGTCCAAGCCCACGGCAAAGCTCACCGTTTCCGTCTCGAGGTTCTCGGTGAACAAGATGTGGTTGCCTACGCGCTGCGCCTGCGCGCGCGAATGGCAGCCGATGGCTGTTACCTCGGTCTGATTCACGCCGTAGCGGGCGATGCCTTCCTTGTGTTGCACCGGCTCAACCTTCTGACGGCCGAAATCGTCAGGGTCCGTCCACGACACCAGCGCCACCGTATGCCGCGCCTTGCGGCCACTGCCTTCATAGCGGAACCGCCCGCCAATAACATTGGCCGGACTGAACGTGGCACTCGCATCCTTGGGCATATCGGCCGAAGCCATGACCTGGCCTGCCGCGTAGAAACTGATGCCGCGGAACATGCTGGCCATATCCTGCAGCACGCGGTACGCATCCGCGCGGCTCTGCAGGTACAGGCTGCAGGTGAAGCGCGGCTCCTGTCCACCCAGACCATCGCTCACCAGCTGGTCGCAGTACTGCGCGATCTGGTACAGGCGCCACTTGTCCACCCAGTCCAGCGGTATGCGATTACCCAGGCCGAAGCGATCGTTGGTCACGATGTCAAAGAATGCCCACGCCGGGTTGTTCGTCCAAGCAGCCTTGAACGTCCCGTCCCAAGCGCCGTTGGTGGTTCCAGGGCCGGTTGTCGAGTAGATGCGGCTGATCGGGTCGTAGTTAGCCGGCACTCGAACGATCCGGCCCCAGATGCGGTAGGAGCGCGACGGGATGCTCTGGAAGGCGCTGGCGTCCACCTGCACGGCCGCGAGAGCGCAGTTCGGGTAGCGCAGCTTTACGTCGATGATCTCGGTCATCGACAGCACGTTCACCGTGTCCGAGATAAGCGAATTGTTTCGGTTCGGCGTGATGCGCCGGATGCGCACCTGCCACTGCGTTCCTGCGGGCAGATCAATGCGGCGGCTGCGTTCATACTGAGACGTCGTCTTGCCAGTGATGGCTTCGGTCAGAACCGTGGAGAACTGGCCGCCATCTACCGACAGATCGACCGCGTAGGTGATCGAATAGCCCTTCCGGTCGCCGTTCTCGCCGTCCACCTCCTGCAGAGCGGGAACGGCCAGGCGGATGCGGACCGCTGACAGATCGGGGCCCATGACGGTGCGAACGACCGGCTCGCCCCCTCGCAGCTCGACATTGACCGCAACCTCATTCTCGACCGAGGGGAAACCTGGAATGTACGACTGGTCCTGCGTGCCAGAACGTGTTTCCACCGTCACACCGGAGAAGTTGAACGTGCCGTCGGGGTTCTGGATCGGCACCTGGTTGAGATAGATCGACTCGTTTCCGGCAACGAGCCCACGGATCTCACCTTCTCCCACCAGGTCCACGATTCGGGCCACGGCCATCGAGTGGAGGCTGTCCGGCGTTTCGACAGGAGTCCGGGCATTGGATCCGCTCTTTCCGCCAGCGCCAGCAAGGCGGATAGCCTGGCCAACGTCGTGGGACAGTGCCTTCGACATGACAGGTGCGTTCAAAGCTGGTCCTCCGCCTGGATTCCGCCGCTGATCACTGCGGAGCCAACCAGCATCCCCTTGGTGTCGTGCCCGCCATAGGGCAGCGGAACTGGGTTGCCTTGGGCCTGGGTGTTGACCGTTCCATTCATGCTGTAGCTCGGCCTATTGTCGACATTGTCTTGCGAGCCAAGCCCCTTCGGCTGCGGGCCAAGCATCTGCGCGACGCCGCCGATCACCATCACGGCGCCCTGCACCATCAAGTTGACGTTGCTGGTATATGCGCCGACGACGATTAGAACGACTCCAAGGATGATGTTCAGCACACCGCCGCGCTTGCTACCGAGCAGCACCGGCGCAATTCGGATGTCTTCTTGGCCAGGAGGATCTTGCAGCTGGTCCTTCGTCAGGTTCTGCTTGCCAACGAAGACGGTGAAGGCCATGCCATTCTCCTTCGCGCGGGCCAGGTACTGCTGGAATCCCGGAAGGATCGCGCAGAGCGCACGCACGGCTTCGGCCGGACTGTTCACAGCCAGGCGGAACGAGCGGCCGAACCTGCTGCCCAGTGGCCCGTACAGGCGGACGGTACGCAGACGCTCAGACACGGGCTACCTCCTTGTGGCGGACGATGTAGCGGGTGCGTTCTGCCCACATGCCGCCGTAGGTGATCACCTCCGACAGGCGGCCGTGCATGTGATGCAGCATCTGGCCGTCGCCGAGATAGACGCCGGCGTGATTCGGGACCGGCGAGCGGATCTGCATCAACACCATGTCGCCGCGCTGAGGGACACCCTCTATGAGCTCGAAGCCCTCGACACGCAACCGCTCCAGGCTGTAGAGATCCTGCCCCTTCTCCCACCAGTCATCGTCGCGGTCGTACTGGCTGAGGCTGATGCCCAGCTCTCGGTCGTAGAAGTCCCGCACCAGCGTGTAGCAGTCGAGAATGCCGTGGGCGAACTGCCGGCCTACCAGCGGTGCCTCGTAGCCGCAGGGCTCGATGGTCTGCAGGTCGCCGCACACCGGGTCCTCGCCCACTACCTGTCCAACGCTGATGACGTGCCAG